TTATTTTAATACGATGTGTCTATATACATGGAGGAAGCCAACAACTATTTTCTGGAGACAGGGAAGTCGTTCCTTTAAATAACGGAGTCTTTGAAGATGATGGTTGGTTTGGGCCGGGTGGCTACGAAAAACTTGGAATGATGACAACATAATTTACTTGGGAGAACTAGAATGAAACTCACTAAGATAACTAAGATTGAACCGGAAAGATTTAAAGTACACCCTGTTAGAAGGTTGTGTCGAACATCAGAAAATAAAACACGCATGACTATTCAAGGTATACGATATCGTGTTGGTAATCCTAATCATCCACATTATAACTTATATAGAAAGTATGGATTCTCTGCTGTGTTTGAAGAAATGGGAATCGTAGAAGAAAGCATATCCCACCTTCAACAAAAAGTAGAAGATTTGTATGGACGATATACAAGTGGCCACATATATATATTATCTAATCCGGCTTGGAAGGGATGGTATAAAGTTGGAATGGCTGTAGAAGCTACAGATAGATTACCCACATTCCAAACTGGTTCTCCTTTTAGAGATTATAAGTTAGAATACTATAAGCATTTTAAAGATCGTAGATCCGCAGAAAAAGAAGCACATATTTTATTGGAGAAAAGTTCAAAGTCTAAGCGCGGTGAGTGGTTCCAAAGCTCTTTACTTAACATAAAACAACAAATAGAAACCCTTAAAGGTGAGACATATGCCCCTATCAACACTAGTACCTGATATCTATAAGCACTTAGAACTTCTTTCAGATGGTACGCCTCTGCCTATCTCCGACAAAGAGATAGATGAAACCACAGAAGC